TATCATCCCCAAGGTGGCGTTGAGTGCCTGAAAAACTGGTCACACGTTGGAGCGATGTTTTAGTAATAGTTTAACAGGTTTTACCAAAGCGGCCGGTGGTTCATAATAGACGGTATATCCCACTGGGTTAGCGGCAGATCATTTTCCTAATATATTTGATCATGCTTGGTGCGTAAAGTAACGGTTTACTCCTTTACTCGTACCACTAACGAACGCGCTTCGTGCCAGGAAAAATAATATTTCGGGTGAGTAATATATTTTTCTGGTTGAGAGTGACATAGTCAATCCCCTCCATTAAAACGAAGATATAGGTGCAAGGGCGACAGGTAAATTGCAAAGCGTAGAGTCAAGAAGGCTCAAATCATGATTTGATTTGATTTTCTTTGACTCACATTTGCCGTGCTGGCTCTTGGTAATTGGCAATACTGGTCGCTACTTTCAGTAGCTCGCAAAAACCGCTCAGGTGTCGGTTATGTAAATGATAGCGATAACGTGTTTATATAACATTATTCAATTTAAATCATCCTAAATCCAAAAACTAAAAAGGACTGAGCTATCGCGACGCGATAGCGAAAGTCAGGTGATGCGTTAAGCATCACCATTAAAAATATCCCACCGTTAGACAAATGGCTAAATACGAGATGAGTAATAACCTATTTTCTTTCGAAGATGATGTAAAAGAAATCAACCGCAAAGCCTACCGAGTAAATCTCAATGTCCCCGGAAGGGATATAAAAAAGGTCAAAGCGTTGGGTGCTAGGTGGGATAGCGAGAATCGTATCTGGTACGTATTAAAAAAATTCAACGATAACATGTTTCCATTTTCAGCATGGATAACAACTGTTGGAAACCCCCACAGTAAATAATACTGCAGGATTTTAGAAAAACGGAAGACCTGACCGTTTTGTAGTTTCTAAATTTTCGTTGATGAGTTTATTGAGATTTTCTCTCTCAGAGACTGAGAGAAGCATTGCATCATCGTAGCTAAGGCCCCCGCGCATAAACCAGCTTAACTTCATTGCCTCGCTCTTTAAGGCTTTTGCCTCTTTCTCCATTTTGCTGATATAACTGGCAATTCTATCAGCAGGCATGGACAAAAGCCTTAGGCGAAAAAATGGGAATGATCGAAGGTAAGATTAACTGAAAAATCTTTCTCACACTCACTGCATACAACCTTCACAGGTTTAATCTTCGCAGTTTCAGCAAAATCTTCAAGTATTTTTTTCACTTGGTTAGTAACATTCTTGCCACTGTTCTTGTAAAACTCGTTAATAAACACTGGGTTATCTACTTTAACATTGTCTTGGGTTAAGATATATTCTGTAGAGTCAACATACATTTGGTTCGAAAGATCAACAATCGTGTTCAAATGTTGCGAAAACAATGAAGTTCGCTCAGAATCTGCCAACTCTGTATTTTGAATAGTGTTAATTAACTTTTGCTCTTCAAAAGCAACTAAATTTGCTTTATTCATTTGAAAATATTGACGCGGCTTAAACTTGAAAGTTAACCCGTCAATAGTAAAGGATTTATTGAAATCAGGAACAGTAATATTTGCCAACACATTATGCAAGTCAATTCCGTAAGTATTTTCACCTTTACAATGTGGGCATGTAGTTTCAATATCCATGGTATTGGAGTAACTTGCGATTCTGATAGCAATAAGCACAGAATCAACGTCAACACTGGGCATTTTCCATGCATCTTTGATTTCTGGGATGCAAGATTGAATAACTGAAGTTACTCCACTACCATTTAACAGCGCATCGGGGGTGCGTATAATAACTTCATCTCTAGTTGTCATTGAATACACGGGCAACTCTCCAGTTACTGGTAAGTCTAACGCACCTTCTGGCCAAAAAGCACCGTTGCTTGGCAACTTAAAGTGAATAACGGGTTGTCTAAAGTGTTTCGCAAGAGGATTTTGATTTTCAGTCATTTTTTCGCCTATAAATATATGGTATAGTCATATTTAGTGAGTAAAAATATATGGATGAAGAAAAAATTGCAGCGTTAACCGCAGCCATCGAAGCACTGACACTTAAAATGGAAGCTATGGGTGTTGCTAGTGATACGGCGAAAAATATCACTAGTGCTGGCACCAGTTTTGTTAATGCCACACGCAAAGCAGCTAAGGATATTGATAACCTGCGAAAAGCAGGGAAATCTGAAGCCGAGATAGCGAAAAAGTTATCTGAAGAGCTAGCTGCACTTACTGCTGATTATAAAGCCGGCGCAATCACCTTAGAGGAATTTAACAAAAAGGCTGCTGTATTTAAGACAAGTTTGGGCAATCTTTCCGAAGCTCTTGACGAAACAACAAAAAAAGAAATTCAGCGTGACCTAGACGAAGCTGAAGCCGTTAATACTAGACTTGCTGCAAATAAAGTAATGGTGTCGTCTATTAATCAGACGATGAAATCACTAGTTGTAGCAACGTTTACAGCGTCAACATCAATTTTAAAAGCTGTTCAATCTGGCGGCGACGGTATTGCCGTAGCTAACTCAATTTTAAACGCAGAGATAACTGCTGGTCAACAGTCATTTAACGCATTATCGAGTGGAGTTAAAACAACTGCAGACGCATTTTCTAAAATGCCTGGTAAAGTTGGATTACTTGCGACCGGTATTTCGGCTCTTACCTCAGTATTCCAAAATGTAGCTGATGCTACTGTAGCATATGAAAAAGCAAGATTGGACATAATGAATGTTCAAGCCACTAAGGTAATGTCTAGCTTTATGGCTATTTCATCAACTGGTGCAAACTTTGCCGCCGGCATGGATGAACTAAAAGGAATTGTTGCTGAGACTGGGGTGTCAATGGACACTCTATCCAAAATACAAAAAACTAACGCTGAAACTATATCTGGTGCTGGTATAGGGATGCAAGCCGGGTTTAGAAAACTTGCTAAAACTTTTGCTGGTGCTGAGGGAAATCAGCTAAAATCAAGTTTGCTAAATTTAGGATTTAGTATTGAAGAGCAAGGGGAAGTAGTAGCTAAGACAATGGAACAAATGCGTCGCTCTGGTCGCGATATGTCCACTGTATCTCAATCTGACATAGCTAGTAGTACTCGTGACTATGCGGAAAATTTAAGGACAATATCGGCTATTACTGGGCAGGATGCTAAAGCAAAAATGCAGCAAGCAAGGGATGCTGCCACTAATGCTGCGGTTGAAAATAAAATACGCAAGATGACCCGTGACGGCGATGTAAAAGCTCGCGAAAAATTTCAGCGAGATTATGCTATTGCTGCGTCAAAGGGATTAGAAAAAGCGTTTCTTCAACAGTTTGCAACTAGCGATATGAATGGGCGCGGCGGCATTGTAACAGATATAAGCTCTGCCATTGTAATGAATCAAACTGGATCTGAGCAGTCAGTTAAAGATCTAGTTGCAAATACACATAACAAAGATTACGCAGGGTCAAACACTGAAGCAGCTAGATTAAGTGGTAAACTTGGGGGAGAACTTAACAGTGATACTGCGGTGACAAATATGTCCAGTCTAGGCCTTGCTCAAATGCTGGGAACAAATACTGGGGCTGCTGGGGCTGCAAGTGAGTTGTATAGCAATGTGCAAAAAGAATCTCTTAAAGGAGCAACATCTTCTGAGGCGGCAGTTGCAGCGCAGCAAGAAGTAGTTAAGTCGATGCAGACTCTTTCTAAGACTACTCAAGATTTAAATGATATACAGATTAAAGGTGAGCAAGCTAGAGCAAAACTAGAGGGCGATTTATTTGCCAATCTTGAAGAGTACACTGCTAAAATGAAATCGGCGCTAGAAAATGCAGGAATGCTAGCAGATTTAAAACCAGTAGATAAAACATCTATGGTACTGTCTAGTGTAGCAACGGGTATAGGTAGCCTAGTTACTGGGCTATTAGAGTTCAAAGCTGCATCACTTTTACTCGGAACAAGAACCGCATCAGTGACCGGAGTGTTTGGCACCTTAGGCGGAACGCTAACTTCAGCTTCCGTGACAATAGCAGGAGCAGCTAGCTCAGCTGGAGCAGCACTAACAGCAGCAGGTTCCACAATAGTTGGTGCTGCATCAAGTGCTGCTACTACCCTTAGCGGCGCAATGTCTACTGCAGGAACTGCAATCGCCGGAGCGTCAGCAGGAACAGTAGCACTAGCAGCAGTATCAGCCACCGCAGCCGCCGCTGGTTTGCAAGCTGCAAATAGCGTATGGGACGGCGGAGACGGGGCAAACTTTTTAAATGACGCTCTTAATTCAGCGTTACAAAAAGCATTTGATGTAGATAGCCTTGGCATATTCGCATACAATTTGTCTCACACAGACCCACTAAGTAACGCCGAGCAAAAACAAGATACCAAAACACCAACAAATAAAGAATCTGATAAATCAACAGCTAATATCGTCGCTGCAATAGACAAAAATAAACCTATTGACCCAGCCCAATCGACAGCTAATATTGTTGCTGCAATAGACAAAAATAAACCTATTGACCCAGCCCAATCGACAGCTAATATCGTCGCTGCAATAGACAAAAATAAACCTATTGATCCAGCTCAATCGACAGCCAATATTGTTGCTGCGATAGACAAAAATAAACCTATTGACCCAGCTCAATCGACAGCCAATATTGTTGCTGCGATAGACAAAAATAAACCTATTGACCCAGCCCAAAGTAATAACAACTTACTATCAGCAATAGAAAAGTCTAAGTTATTTCATGATAATGATACTTATACTGCGTTTACTGCAATTGATTCCTCGTCATTTGCTCCGGTCATTGCTGCTATTGAAAAAAATAAACCAGAATCCAATTTGGCTAGTGATGCATCAACAGTAAATTTGTCAAAGGACATTGGGGCAATGGCTCCACTTAATAGTAGTGCTAGAATAGTAAATCAAAATAGTCCTACACTAGATGACAGTAATGTCAAAACTAAAATGGCTCAAGAAGCAGATATCTCAACTAAAGCAGCAATGTCAACTATTAATAAAACTGCATTAGATAATGTGCAAGTTTCATTAAATGATGCATCAGTGTTAACGGCATTTAAACCAATAGTTGAAATGCTATCAAAATATTTTGAAGATACTAAAGCAGAAGGTAATACAGAAAGTTCACAACGGGCAATGGTAACTGCGCTGGCAAAAGTAACTACATTATTGACCGAACAAAATAAGATGGTAGAGCAAACCACAGGCCTGATGCAAGATTTGGTAGATACATCATCTGATCACAAACATATTTCAAGTAGAATTTACAGAGCAACGGTTTAGGCTAAATAACATATCGAGGACTAAACTTCATGGCAACATGGCAAAAGCATTTTAAAATAGCTAACCTTAACAATGTTAGCCCAATCAGTGGCGGCAACAATGATTCTATGAATAGTTTTGGCGTGAAAAACTACCAAAGCTCGCTACCTGAGGTTTATGTTGGCCACCCAAACCGTATTGAACGATACAATCAGTATGAGCAAATGGATGCTGACAGCGAAATCAATGCTGCGCTTGATATTTTGGCAGAATTTTCTACTCAAACAAACATAGAAAACGGCACGGCGTTTGATATTGATTTTAAAGAAACCCCAACTGATAACGAAATAAAGATTGTTAAAGAGCAGTTGCAGCAATGGTGCAAGCTGAACGAATTTGACAAGAGAATTTTCAAACTGTTTAGGAACACACTGAAATACGGTGATCAAGTGTTTATTCGCGATCCAGAGACGTTTAAACTACTATGGTCTGAAATGTCAAAGGTAACAAAAGTTATTGTAAATGAGTCTGACGGCAAAAAACCTGAGCAATACGTCATTAAAGATCTTAATCCTAATCTTCAAAATTTGACAGTTACAGCAGTCACTACGTCCGATTCATATGAAAATCACCCGCAAATGGGTGGTACTGGAGGTAGTGCTGGAGCGTATACACCAGCAGGCGGGCAGGGCGGATCAAGATTTACTAGCGCAAAAAATGAAGCAGTTATTAACGCAGAGCACGTAGTTCATATTAGCTTGTCAGAAGGGCTAGACATGGCGTGGCCGTTCGGTACTTCTGTCTTAGAAACAGTGTTTAAAGTGTTTAAACAAAAGGAACTACTTGAAGATGCGATTATTATTTACCGTATTCAACGGGCACCTGAACGTAGAATTTTCAAAATTGACGTTGGAAATATGCCATCTCACTTAGCAATGGCATTTGTTGAAAGAGTGAAAAACGAAGTGCATCAACGTAGAATACCGTCTATTAACGGCTCGGGCGGTAATATGATGGATGCAACATACAATCCGATTTCAATGAATGAGGACTTCTTCTTTCCCCAAACCGCAGATGGACGCGGTTCAAGCGTAGAAGCACTGCCTGGGGGTTGCTTAGTAATGGATACTAAAGTTCCGCTACTTGACGGGAGGACACTGACCCTGAGTGAATTAACTGAAGAATATGCATCTGGAAAAACAAATTGGGTTTATAGTTGTAATCCAGACAACGGGCATATTGTTCCGGGCATTATAAGTTGGGCGGGGGTTACTCAAAAATCTGCTCAAGTAATGAAAATAATTTTGGATAATGGCCAAGAGATAATTGCGACCCCAGACCACAAATTCCCTGTAATAGGTAAGGGATTTGTTGAAGCCAAAGATTTACAACTTGGTGAGAGTATGATTCCGTTTAACACGAAACAGGAGCATATTAGCAACTATAAAAAACTTAACTATACTCAAGTATACCAGCCAGACACTAAACAGTGGCAATTTGTTCATCGACTAGTTGCAAATGAGTTATCCAAACACGGAATAATTGACAAATTTACTTATGACGAAAGTAGGGCAACTGATCACGTAAACGTTATTCATCATGTTGATTTAAAACGACATAATAATTCACCTGAAAATTTAGTTCACATGGTATGGGATGATCATAAAATGTATCATCAATCTTTGGGTTTCAGTAAAGAATCTCAACGGCTAGGAACAGTTGCAGCTAAAGCTAAATTTGACGAGATGAAAAAAAATCCCATATTATGGGCAAAGTATACTAAACAAATTTCAGACAGATTATCAAATAATTGGAAATCATTGACAGATACTGAGCGTAATTCCCGTATTATTAATATTACGAATGGGATACAACGATATTTTGATAATATTACAGATGATAAACATTTTGAGCTATGTGAGCGGAATGCTAAGAAGTCAAAATTGGGGTCCGCTGCTTTACAAAAAAAACTGTGTGATAATGAGTTTCATCTAAGATTTACTACTGCACAAAAAACAGGTTGGGAAAACTTTAAGAAAACCAGGCAATATGTTGAAAGAAATGAGAAAATAGGTGTTAAATCATCCAACTTCATGAATACTCCTGGAGTCAGAGAAAAATACTATAAGAACCAAGAAGTAATTTTTGATAAAGTCGTTTTAGACAAAATTCAATCTATGCTGCTAGGTAAAACTTCACATCAAGAAAATCTACAGTCTATAGTGAACCGACTTAATTCTGATCAATCATTTTTGAACTATTATCTTGATGCTAACAAAGATACAAAATCTCCAAATTGGGATAAGACTGGAATAACCGAATCTCAGATTCGTATTGGTGTGACACGGCACGGGTATAAAAATTGGCGGCAATTTAGAAAAGAAGCTGAGTTGTACAATCACAAAATTGTATCAATTGAGTATTTGCCTGACCTGGTTGAGGTAGGTACACTAACTATTGATGCTGGTGAAAAGTATCATGATTACCATACTTTTGCACTTGAATCAGGAATTTTTACAAAGAACTCAAATCTAGGTGAAATAACTGATCTGAGATTCTTCACAAACAAGTTATTCCGCGGATTACGTATTCCAGCAAGCTATCTGCCAACCCAAAATGATGAAGCAGCTAATAACTTTAGCGACGGAAAAGTTGGTATCGCAATGATTCAAGAATGGAGATTCAACCAATACTGTAAGAGACTGCAAAATTTTGTATCTGGCGTATTGGACAAAGAGTTTAAAATCTTTTTGAGGTTTAGAGGCTTTAACATTGATAACAGTGTTTTTGACTTAAAGTTTAACGAACCGCAAAACTTTACAAAATATCGTCAAGTTGAGATTGACGCAGCGAGAATTTCAACATTTACTCAAGTTGAGCAGATACCCTACTTGGCAAAACGGTTCTTACTTACCCGCTACCTTGGTCTAACTGAGGAGGAAATGCAAGAGAACGAGCAAATGTGGTCTGAAGAGCATGCTGATGAAAATGCCAAACCTGATGATCCAAACTTGCGGGCTGTTGGCGTGTCAGCAGGAGGCATATCCTCTGACTTAGAAAACTTAGGGCCAATGCCTGACGACATGGGCAGTGAAGAAGGTGAGGATATGGGTGGAGCAGATATGGGCGGTGGTGCAGGTGCCACTGGAGCCACATCACCAATGGGCAGTGCTGGCGGCGCTCCAGCGCCAGCTCAGTAAAAAACTAGTTTTTGGTTAAATAAAGATATGTATATATTAGATTTATTTGAAATGGGTAAGGACTCGGTCATTGAGGCAAATCCGCCCGGCTACTCTACTGAGAAGGACGATCAGTCCATTTTAACTATTTCTGATTTACGGAAAACACGGCTTACTCTTGACCAGCTGAATAAACTACGGCAAATCAACGATATTAGAAAAATAGAGCACGAGAAAAAGTTGAAAGGTCTTTCAAATATGTATAAACCGGCAGAGCAGGACGCTGGTGGTATGGGAATGTAACACATAACTCTCATGAAATCTGCAGAATTTATCATCGAGCGTAAAACCACTGGATCTTCAGTCCAGTGGTTTTACGCTCGATGATAAAGGTGTAGCCCGCGGGACGGCAATCCCCGACTACTCTAGACGACAACGGAGGTTATATGTCCAGCAATGATATTTACTATGTTTACGCATACGTGCGAAGCAAAGATTCTAAGACTGCAAAAGCAGGAACACCATACTACATTGGCAAAGGAACTGGCAGACGAGCATATGAAGCTCATCGTATAGCTGGCAAAGGCTGCCACACACCAGCAAAACAATATATAATTTTTCTCGAGACAAATTTGACACCATTGGGTGCTGTTGCAATAGAACGCCGCTTGATTAACTGGTGGGGTAGAAAAGATATTGGAACAGGAATTTTGCTAAACATGACAGATGGCGGTGAGGGAACGTATGGTAGAGTTTGTACAGAGGCAACAAAAGAAAAAATGAGAAAGCCTAAAAGTAATACAGAAAATATGAAAGCCCCTAAATCAGAAAGTCACAAGAAAAGATTGTCTGAAATTAAAAAGGGGAAATCCTGGGAAGAATTATACGGCTTAGTTGGAGCGAATGAAAGACGGTCTCGACTATCAGCGAGATCGAAAACGGAGGGATTTCGAAAAATGCGCAGTGAGGTAATGACTGGAAGTAAGCGCGGCCCGTATAAATCAAAGCAACCATACATGTAATTAGCGCAAAACTGCGCAAGTTTCTAGTTATCTTTAAGTTCGCTCTGAAAAACACTCATATTACACTGATTTATTCAGTTTTGAGTAAATAATATTACAAGTTATATAACCTTAAGGAGTTACCTATGCAAAAGTTCGAAAAACTTATTCAATACATTATCAACGAAGATGACGCGAAAGCTAAAGCATTGTTTCACGATATTGTAATCGCAAAAAGCCGTGATATTTATGAGAGTTTAGTTGACGAGGACCAGTTCCCTGTCCAACGTGGTCGCGGTGCAGAACGCCTTGGCGACGAAATTGAAGATCAGAATGATATTATTGACGGCGACCAACAAGGTATGCATGAAGATGACGAGTTTGCTGGCGATGACGACATGGACGGCGATGAGTTCGCTGGCGATGACGACATGGACGGCGATGAGTTCGCTGGCGATGAGTTCGCTGGCGATGAGGACGCAATAGGTGGCGAAGCAAGTGTTGAAGCCCGTGTTATGGATCTAGAAGACGCAATCGACGAACTTAAAGCAGAGTTTGACTCGCTAATGGCCGGCGAAGAAGCTGAAGAAGAAAATATGCCTGGTATCCATGATGACGCTGGCGAAGATGACATGGGCGACGACGAGTTCGACGCTGATGAAGAAGACATAGGCGGTGAAGAACTAGGTGACGAAGCCGAGTCAGACGGACAAAAGTTTGGCGAAGCTAGCATCTACGGCGAATCCAAGAAAACCGACAAACCATGGACTGACATGAAGGGTAACAAACACCCAGGTACTGCTGTTAAGGGCGACAAGTACGACGGTAAGACTGCTGAGAAAGAAGAAAAAGCTAAAAAAGTTAAAGAATCTCGCAAGTCACCAGCTGACTTAATGCGCGAGTATGTTGAAAAAGTAACTGCAGTTAAGCCTGTTGAAGGTGACGCTATTGGGTCTGGTGGTACAAAATCACCAATCAACTCTAAGAGCACCCAAATCGGTGGTAAAAACGACATGGGTGGAACTACAAAAAATATAGCACAAGGTGGTGCAGCTTCTGACCGTGACAGTAATACTGGTCCCAAGAAACCAAGCAATTACTTGACAAAAGGCGAGACAAAGATGGGTCAAGACAAGTACGAAAACAGCCCAGGTGCTAACACTAAAGGCTACAAAGACAAGCGTACTGTAAAGCGTGAGCAAGAAGGTCAAACAACTAAAGAGTCAGTTCCAGTTGCTAAGAAATCCTTCAATCCAGGCGGATCGTCAGGCTACAAGGCGTAATAGATATATGTCTAAAGTAATCTTATCAGAATTCATTTCCCCAAGTATTGGCAAAAATAAAGTTACTTTGGAAGAAGCTGAAGATGCTTTTGGTAATAAAGGTAAGCATTTATATATGGCTGGAATTTTTATTCAAGGCGATATACGAAATGCGAACCAGCGCGTATACCCTGTCCATGAAATTAAAAAAGCCGTAGACTCGATGAATAACATTTTACTTGACTCCAATGGAGGTGATATTCTCGGTGAAATGGATCATCCAGATGATCTTAAAATCAACCTCGATAGAGTTACTCACAAAATTGTAAAAATGAGCATGGAAGGTCCCAATGGTGTAGGAAAATTACAAATTCTCCCGACACCGATGGGAAATATTGTTAAAACTATGCTGGAATCGGGAGTGAAGCTTGGAGTTTCCAGCCGCGGAAGCGGTAACGTCAATGAAGCAAACGGTCATGTTAGTGATTTTGAAATTATTACTGTAGATATAGTAGCCCAGCCATCAGCTCCAAACGCATATCCAAAAGCTATTTACGAATCACTTATGAACATGCGTCATGGTCATAAAGTTCTTGAAATGGCAGCTGATACTAAGGTGCAACGGTATATCAAAGGTCAAGTCATACGCTTAATTCAGGATATGAAACTAAAATGAAAATAACATTGGCTTTCTTGTATAAATGGACTCATATTCCTACTCGTAAGTGGTATATTGGATCTAGAGCTGCTGTTGGGTGCCATCCAAATGATGGGTATATATGCTCAAGTAAAATTGTCAAACCGATGATTCTTGAAAATAGAAACGACTGGGAAAGAGAAGTATTGTTAATTGGCGATCCAACGTTTATTCGCAATCTTGAATCAGCATATCTATCACAACTTGACGCAAAAAATGACCCTATGTCGTTTAACCAGCATAATGGAGATGGTAAGTTTACTACTAATGGCATTCCACCATGGAATAAATCTTTAACAAAAGATACTGACTCTCGTATAGAAAACTATGCTAAAAAAGTAAGCGTGTCGAGAAAAGGTAAGTGCATTGGTAACAAAAATCCATCAACACGCCCTGAGATTAAAGAAATTCTTCGAAGTCAAAAAATAGGAATTAAAAACCCAATGTTTGGCAAAGAGGCATGGAACAAAGGTAAACGTGGACAACTTATGTGGGTAAACAATGGGGATACATCAAAGCAAGTAAATAAAGATCAAATGGATGATGGATTTATTAAAGGTAGGATCTATGTAAAGCGTTGGTTTACCAATGGTACGGAGTCATTACAATGTACACCTGGCAAAGAGCCAGACGGATTTACTATTGGAAGAAAAATTCAGCACGATATGAGTTATGACAAAACTAAGTATAAATGGTTTACTAATGGATTGACAGCAAAACGGTTTATACCAGGTACAGAACCAGATAATTTTATTTCTGGAAGAAGTTTGAAATCTTGCATTATGGAAGATTTTAATCAGAAGGAATCCCATGGAACTTGGGAAGTTAACAAGGAGACGTTATGTTAAATGCGATCAAACCACTTATTGATGGCGGCATTATAAACGAAGATACACGTCAAGCCATTACGGAAGCATGGGAGGCTCAGCTTGCTGAAGCCAAAGAGCTAGCCCGTAGTGAATTGCGTGAGGAATTCGCCCGCCGCTATGAACACGATAAAAGTGTAATGGTTGAAGCTTTAGACACAATGGTAACTGAATCCCTGCAACAAGAAATCGTTGAATTCAGGGAAGAAAAGAAAGCTCTTGCGGCAGACCGCGTTAAGTTCAATCAGAACGTGCGTGAGTCAAGCAAACGGTTCAATGATTTTATGGTTGAAAAATTAGCTGAAGAAATCAAAGAACTACGGAAAGATCGTAAAGTACAAACTGAGAGCGTTAAGAGACTGGAAGGTTTCGTAATGCGTCAGTTGTCTGAAGAAATTTCAGAGTTTTCTAAAGACAAGCAAGAAGTTGTTGAGACAAAAGTTCGTCTAATTGCAGGCGCCAAAGAAAAAATGGCAGAAATGCAAAAAGCGTTCGTTGCTCGCAGCGCACAGCTAGTTAAAGAATCAATTACCACAGGTTTAAAGTCAGAGCTAGGACAACTGAAAGAAGACATTCAAGTTGCTCGCGAAAACATGTTTGGACGTAGATTGTTCGAAGCGTTTGCTAGCGAATTCACTGCTACTCATTTAAATGAGAACAAGGAAATTGCCAAGCTAACATCTTTAGTGAAAGCTAAAACTCGACAACTCGAAGAAGCTAAAAAAGCAGCATCTGAAAAGACTCAGTTAGTTGAGTCTAAAGACCGTGAAATTAAGATTATTCAAGAAAGCGTTAAGCGCAAACAAGTGTTAGCCGAACTGTTGCAACCGCTTAACAAAGACAAAGCTACGGTGATGTCGGATCTTCTTGAGAATGTACAGACCGAGAAACTGCGTTCTGTATACGACAAGTATCTACCAGCAGTGCTTACTAACAATAGCAGCGCATCAAAGCCTCAAGCCAAGGTGTTAAGTGAAGATCGTGTAGCAATGACGGGCGATAAAACTGTGAAACCAGTTTTGAAGGATGAAACAGATAATGTTTTTGAACTCAAACGGTTAGCAGGGCTGAAGTAAAAACTAGATTAATACAAAGGAAAAAATCATGTCACAAAATCTATTAGAAAGCCGTTGGGGCGAAACCAAGGAGGCCCTGTTAGAAGGTTTGCAAGGTTCACGTCGTTCAACAATGGGTGTTATTTTGGAAAATACCCGCAGAAGTTTGAATGAAAATGCAACAGCTGGTGGTACACAAGCTGCTAACATTTCCACTCTGAACCGTGTTATCCTCCCAGTGATTCGTCGTGTTATGCCGACAGTTATCGCTAATGAAATCGTTGGTGTTCAGCCAATGACAGGCCCAGTTTCTCAAATTCATACTTTGCGTGTGCGTTATGCAGACAACATGGCTGATGGTTCTGGCTTTGGCACTAGTGCTACAGCTGGCGATGAAATGTTAAGCCCATTCAAGATTGCTGTTGCTTACTCAGGCAGCGCAGCTACTGGTCGTGCTGATAGCACAGCCTCTCTTGAAGGCGTACCTGGTCGCAAGATCAACGTGCAAATCTTGAAACAAGTTGTTGAAGCAAAATCCCGCAAGTTAAGCGCTCGTTGGACTTTTGAAGCAGCACAAGATGCTCAAGCTATGCATGGTCTCGATGTTGAAGCAGAAATTATGGCTGCTTTGGCTCAAGAAATTACAGTTGAAATCGACCAAGAAATCTTGGGTTCGTTGCGCGCCTTGTCAGCAACTGAAGAAACTTACAACCAAGCTACTGTGTCTGGTACAGCTACGTTCGTGGGTGATGAGCACGCCGCATTGGCAGTGTTGATTAACCGTGTAGCTAACAAGATCGCTCAACGCACACGTCGTGGTGCTGGTAACTGGGCTGTGGTATCTCCTGCTGCTTTGACAGTGTTACAATCTGCTACTACCTCTGCTTTTGCACGTACAACAGAAGGCACATTTGAAGCACCTACAAACACTAAGTTTGTTGGTACATTGAACAGCGCGATGAAAGTGTATGTTGACAGCTATGCAGCTGATACCACTCCAATCTTGGTTGGATACAAAGGTACTAGCGAATC